TTGAAATATAATAACTTGAGCTCCTGACATATTTACATTAGTAAATATTTGCTTATCAACCTCACTTCCAAGTGCAATATCTGTAATTGTAGCTCCTGTACTACCTGTTCCAATAACCATATTTAATGGACTTGAAATATCACTTCCAATTCTTATTGCAATTTGTTCTCTTGCATATGTTGTAACTACCATTTTAATAACCTCCTTTTCATTATACATAGCCTCCTGAAAATACTAACATAGAACCTGTGCTCCACCGTCCTAAAGAATGAGATGCGTAACTTCCCAAAAGTCCATTTATAGGATGACCTAAAATAAAACTACTTCCAATCTCAATGCTCCAAATTGTTAATCCACTTGTCCTAATTCCAATACTACCTGCACCTGTTTCATATCTAGTAATTAAATCTTCAGAACTAACATCACCTGCTTGAAGATTTCTTACATCACTAATAATTCCTTTCATTGTATCAATAATATTGTCATCTCGTTTATTCAATGTGACTGTTATAACCTCGTCTTTTTGATTATTCTTCTTTGTAAAATTATATCTTACTTCTAACATATCAAATGACTCATTATTTATATTATGATTTGGAACATTTACAGTTGCATACTCACCAGCAGTTAAACTAGCAATTCCTTTAACAGTAAGTGTTCCTTGAATCACTGGATTTTTATGTTCTCTTAAAAAATTTAATGTTTTTTCTTTTGCATAATTACCATCAGTAATTTCTTTATCAACAACCCATTTAGTACGAGGACCATATTTTTCAACACTCTCTCTATTCTCTGAAAATTTAATAAGTGGAATACTTCTATCATAATCCACATAAACACTACCACCACTTACAGGAATAAAATCAGCACCAACGTCTGTCCCACTAACAAATACAAGTTGTTTACTATCATAATCAACATAATATTCCGTTCCTGATTGTAAATTCTCAGCAAAATTAAGTACTCCTCCTTTTCTTATTGTTCCTAAATAATCTACTTGAGTATCATGTGGTTGATATGTTAATGTAAACACACTTCCACCATCCGCATTAAAAGACTCTTGAGGCGCTCTTGTTTGCTGTCTATCACCATAAACAAAAATTCTATTATATACATCATTAAGAGATGTTTTAAATGAAGCATTTATAATATTTGTATTATCAAACGTATACCCACTATCACTTTGGGATTTGCTTTCAAAATGTATTTGTTTTTCTTCATCTACCCAAAAAATACTATCACTTAATTCTGCTAAAAATTTAATTGCATCAAATACTGAAATACTAGAAAAAGTTACTCTACTAACAATTTTTGTTATTGGATTAAATGTTGGATTGCCGCCAATACCCCCACCCATTGCATGTACTATTCCACCAGGAGCAGTAACACCTGCAACTGTGACTCCCAAAACATACTTATTGACTATGTCTGCAACAATTAAACTTATTTCTTGATTATTATAAACTTCAGGTTCTACCATAGCATCTGTTAATCGTGACATAAAATCTCGTCCAGTTACTACAAGTTTTTCTTTTAATCCTTTTCCATCAAAACTAATCTTTTCAATTACTCCTGTAAATATTTTGGTAGTTGCTGGAACAACATCCTTATCAGCATAAACAATTACTTCATTTCCAACTGAAAACGAACTTGAATGTCGTCCAGTATAATTATTAAAGTTAATTGAAAAAGATGATGCAGAATTATTATTACCAATAGTTGAAGTTATACTTATGTTTGTATCATCAGAATATTCCACTCCAGCAATTGTTAATTTATTGTATATCATATTGTTGTTGAGTCTCTAAGTTTATCTTGAAGTGAGTCTGATATTTCATCAGGGTCAGTTCCATAGACATTATCAATAACAACATTAATATTAGCTAGACCTTTTTCTGCTTCTACTCTTCGTTCTAGTCTATTTGTTTCTACTTCTGCTCTTAATGCTCCTAAATCTGTCATTTCTCCTTTAATACTAGAAAAATCTATTTCAGGTATAAGAGGTATTTTTATTCCAGGAAGCTTATTCATAGCTTTAATCATCCAATTAATTCCTTTTATAATAGTATTAAGTGATTTCTCATAATAACTTACAATCCCATTCCATATAAATTTAAATACATTACCGATTCCAGCCCATATCACTTTCCAAACATCAGCAAAATATTGGAAAAAAAGCATTATTTCCATTCCTGCTTTCATAGCAAATTTTAATACTGCAGCCATAATTTTTTTCCAATTCATAAGTACAAGTATAATTGCAGTAATAACTGCTGCTATTGCAAAAAGTATAAGTAACCAAGGAGAAGATACTAGTGTTAATACTGCTATTGCACCAGCTAACAAAAATACAGCTGCAGTTACAGCAGCAAAAATAACAAGTGCTTGTTTAACTGGTCCTGGTAAATTTGAGAACCATTCAAATATGCTTCTTATTGCTTCAATTAAAGGTAATAATGCTGGCATTAAAACTTCTGCTATTTCTAATTGCATTGCTGTGAACGCATTTTTTGCTAACTGAATCTGATTTGCAGTAGACCCCAAAGCAATATCATACTCTTCTTGTAATGAAGTTGCATTATTAAATTGTTTTCCAGATTCTGCAATTAATCTATTCATCTCAGGAAGATTATTTGAAAGTTTATTAATTGCTGAAGCACCAACTGTACCAAAAATATCCATTGCTTGTTCTTGTCGCTTTAATGGGTCTTCAATTTCATTTAAACGAGAAATCAATGATAAAATAGCTGCATCTGCATCAACTTCAAACGCCTCTTTAAAATTGGGCATGAACACTACAACTTCATCCATTTTTTTAACAATACTATCAAATGCACTTCTTAATTTTGTACCAGCTCTTTCTGCAGGTTCACCTGCTGCAATTAACGCTGCAGACAAACCAGCTACAACATTTGTACTTAACCCTAATGTTTTTGCTGAACCAGCAACTCGTGTCATAGCACTAATAATTTCTGTAGAGCTTGCTGCACTAATATTAGACAATTCGTTTATTGCTGAACCTAATTTCTCAGCTTCTGAAATTGGAAGACCCATAGCATTAGAAATCTTTGCCATTGCTAGAGTTGCATTTTCTGCAGATAACTCTGTTGCAATAGACATTTTAGCAGCTACTTCTGTAAATGATTTTATATTTTCTACTCCAACAATACCTAACTGACCAGCAACTTCACCAATATTAGCTAATTCAGTTACAGTTAACGGCATGACTTTAGATAAATCAATAAATTCTTGTCTCAATCCTGCTATTGCTTTAGCAGATAAACCTGTTGTTTTTCTAACACCAACCATTGCAGTTTCTAGTTCAATAGATGCATCTATAGCTTTCTTTAATCCAAATGCTATAATTCCACCTACTGCACCCATAGCTAAAGCTGACTTTTGAAAGCTTTTTAATGTAAGCCCGGCTTTCTTAAACGTGCTAGAAAACTTATCTTGAGCACTAATTATAATATTTACTGCATTTTGTCCAAATCCTACCATTATCTTTTTCTTTTACTTTTTCGTATTGCGTTTTTATTTTCTTGATTTACCTTCTTCAAGTATTTAACAACTCCCCTGTATTCTGATATAGATAAATCATGAACTTCATTTAAGCTCCATTTAAAGTAGTCACAAATTGCCAGTTCATTATCTAATTGTGAACTGGCGCCGGAAAATTTTCAGTATCAATATTATTCAGTTTATTAACTGCATTCATAATCTTAATTCCTACACCCATTCCAAGTTCATCATATTCTTCATCAACAATACCTGTTGATAGTTGCATCAATCTTTTTGCAGAATCCGATTTACTTAAATCTGCAAGTTCAGCAACATCTTTGTATTTCAACTCTGAAATGTTGTATTCTTTTCCGTCTATTTCTAACTTTTCTGTTTTCATTTATTAACCTCCTAGTCATTTACTTACTTTGCTCTTCTTAAAAAATAAAGAAGATAAAAAAATTTTATTTACCACGCATTGTAATCCACAATTGCATCTTCTACTGTAGCACTTACATGCTGCGGAACAATAGTTAATGTTTGGTCATGGGTTCCTTCAACTGGTGATGGTGTTTCCATGTCTGTAACCTTACATCCACTCATTACAATAAACGCACTACCGGCTGCTCCAATAGATTGAATCATTGCATTAAATGTACTACCTCCTATGAAGTAACCATCATAAAATGTTTTCGCATTCACTGAATCCATTTTAACTGTTGTAGTTAATTCGTAATCTCTATTAATTGGTAATGCTTCATCAATAACTCTACTACCATTATTATAATGTCCTGCTTCCAAATTATTATTAATGGTTAATGCAAACTCAGTCGCATTATCAACACCTGTTCCTGATGGTATTTGTAATGTTGCACTACTATACATATATGGTCTTGTCGTTGTAACTGTAACCGCTGTTACTGCTCCAGATGTAAATGTATCCGCTTGCGCCATGTATCCAACTTCACAACTTACAGGTTCACCTTGGCTCCATGTAATTCCCAAAGAATCTATTACACAACCGTTAAAGGTTCTGATAAAATTACTTCCGGCTGTTCCATTGTTTTTACTATCTTCTAAAGTAAAACTTGTCAAAGACTGTCCAGCAATATTGTAGATTTGGTCATCACTATTTGTTTCTGTAAAACAATGAGAACCAGCAGTTGCTGTTTCACTAATACTTCCAATTGCCATTCCTAAGAATTTCCAATCTTGTGGGAAGTAAGTAAAGGTTCCTGTAAAGTCCAAATTCCCATCTTCAAATATATCAACATTTCTATCTGTAGAACCTTGATATCTTATTGGAATAACATTAGTGTTCTCATCGGGTGTGTGGTCTTGACACATACCAATCCATTGCCTAGTTCCACTAGTAGTACCATATGTTCCACTCTCGTATTGAAACACCAAAGAGTTCTGGTCACTAACGTACTTACTCATTTTTTTCTATCATATTTATTTATATGTGACCCCCTTTCATTATATCCTGAAAATAATTTATCCAATTATCTCTTTTAAAATTGGTTTGAGCATGACAAGTATTACATAAAGGTATTAAATTTTCTTTATTATTGTTATTTTTATTATAATCTATATGATGAACATTTAATGTATATCCTAACTCTTCTTCAGAATAATCACACTCTCCACATATTCTACCAAAATCATTTCTTATTTCCTCTTTTAACTCATCATTAAATTCATAAGGATATGGTAAAAAAGCTATACCCCCTTTCCATGAACCATTTTTTTCTCCTAAATTTTTTCCTTTTAGACTTTGACTTTGAAGATGTTTTATTTCTTGTGCTTTTTCTTCTCCATATAAATCTTCAAATGATTTTCCTTTTCTTTGTTTACTTAATAATTCTTTTGTCTCTATTGAATGAGGTTTATTTAAATGTCCATATGTAGCCAAAGTTCCATATTTTTTTAACATTGTTTCTTCTCTTTTTTTATTATTTCTTTTTCCATGTTTTTCAAATCCATTTCTACTATTTGGATTTAAACCAATACCATGTTCTATTACAAATTTTTTGTCATATTTTTTACCTTTATTCCAAGGAGTGTGACCTTTTTTAAATATCATTTTTTAAACACACAAAAAAAGCCATTGAAATTCCCCCACTTTACTTTTTACATCTGATTCTGACACATTAACAACACTTCCCAAACTGAAATCATATAAATTAGCACCATTAAAATCATCTCCTTCAAGTTGATTTGTTCTTAAGTATTCATGTATTTCGTTAAATAGTGTATCTCGCTCTTTAACATTCCTAGCCCAAACTCTAACCTCAACTCCTAAACGAATCATTGTTCCTTGACTTCCCATTCCTAGTTTTCCTTCTTGTCTGCTTCCTGTATCAGTAACAGTTATTACAGGATACATTACAGCTGTTTGTGGATAACTTGTCATAATAAATTTTTGATTTGCTGGTCTATTCAATGGGTCATCAATATTATTTTTGAGGTTATCTCTGATTAGGATTATTAAATCTGATATAAAAGTCGCACTGTTTACTTCTGTCATTTGTTTACCTCACTTGGTGTTGTTCAAGATACTCACTTGCATCTTAGTATTATAAATATAAGATTCTTTTTAAATATCTAGAATTAATTTATATAACGGCTTTTATTTTTGCACTAACAAATTCTATAAGTTTTGTCTCATTTCTTTTTGCACTATTTCTAAAATGATGTCTAGCACCAAACTTTGACGTTCCAAATTCTAATTTATCTGCATACTCAACAAGGCTTTGAACAATAGCAGTTCCTGGCTTTGGAGAGTGTGAATGTACAGAACTTAAAAATCTACCAGTATCTACTGATTTTGATTCAGCTCTATGACCAGCAATACTATCTTTAACTTCTCCTTCCATAAAAAAACCAGCTTGTTTAATTGCTGAATTTGCCACTAATGTAACTTTTGAATTTGCTAGTTTTAGCATTGCTTGCACTTTGGGAACACCAATCACATTTATACTAACTGTCATCCTAATTATAATCCTCAAAAATTTCTATTTTTAAATTATGGTCATTTGGTAATGTCATTATACTTCCTGAGCCCCAATTAACTTCAAATTCTCCCCAATAATTTCCAACACTTCCTGTATCTAAAGCGTCCCAATTATATTTACACTGACCAGTATCACTTCCTGTGATTGTACAAAGTCCAGAACGATATGTTGTATAATCTGTTAAATTACCCATCACAAAATATATATCTGCTCCAGTTAAATCTACTGCCGAACCATTATTGTATTGTAATGTTGCTTCAATTGCTGGTTGAGTATCTGATTTTTTTATTTTAAAATTTTCCATTGTTTACACCTCCCTTATTATTAATGATTTATTTGAACCTTGAACTGTTCTTTTATTATCTGTGGTTTTGAATATAAAATTATTATCAAATTCTTTCAATGTAAATTCATTATTACCAGCTTTAAAAGTTTTCTTAGTGTTTGAATTTGTTAATGTTATGAGCCGTGATAACACATTCATTAGTTCACGAAGAGTATCTGTAAGAGAATCTGTCATAGTAATTGTGTCGTCTAAGTTTCTGTTGTATTGTGCTTCACTCGATAGACTGTCTGTGATTGATTGTAGTTCAGTAAGTAATATGTTGAATCCCGTACTACTGCTTAGACTATCTTGAATTGTTTGGATGTCATCTAGTAGTCTGTTAAACTCTGCTGCGGAATTTAAGTTGTCAGCTAAATTAGATGTTTCACTTAGTGCTATGTTGAATATGGATGTTTTACTTAATGAATCTGCTACTATCATTGTTTCTGACAGTTGTTCTGTGTAGTCTGTTCCACCAGTTTCATAAAGTGCATAAATCGCATTTAAAAAATTGGCAGACGTTGCAGACACACTAAATGTTGCTGGTAATGTTGCTGCAAAATTATCTTCTTTTAACGTTTGTCCAGATATTAGTTCCCCGTTTGTTACCGTTGTTGTTGATGTTCTATCTAATTGAGCAGCTAACCAATATGTTGTAGTAGCAGCTAAGTCAAAATCTAAACTAGATACGACTTTCCAACCTGCGTCCGTTCCCTTCGCATTTGTTTTATTTGAATGTAAAAGTGCATTTGGCTCTCCAGCACTATCAGAATATATCCCAATCTCAAAATTTGCTGCTTCTGTTGCGTTATCGCACCACCATCCCATTTCTGTAACTTTAACTGCATCTGTTGTTGTTACTTTTATTACCCATGCGAAAAAATCCACTGTTCTTGATTGACCGCCACCGCTCGGGTCTGTACTTGGCGCTACTGTTACTAATCCACAATTAGTACCTAAAACTAAAGCCATTAACTAGCACCAAACGTTACTGTCCAATCTATTTTTAGAGTATCGCTTGCTCCTTTAGTTATAGTTAATGCGTCATTATAAGTCATCATATCTGATCTTGAACTTGCACTACCCAAAAACAATCCTGCTTCAGTTAATGATGCAGTTCCTACACCCGCTTCCCAATATCCTGAATATACAACATCATTATCTGCTGCGGCTGCTCCTTGTACAGCTCCTGTTCCTGATAAAGCAATTAGTGTTGCTGCTGAATAAGTTGCTAAGTCTGTACTCGCAGATGTTTCTCCAGTTCCTGTTCCCAAAGCAATAAAACCAATTTGAGCATCTGTACTATCAGCCATTTGATCTGCAACATGTGCATCCATTAAGGCTGTAATTGTGTTTGGTATAACTCCTGAATCTTTTAGATTTCCATCTATATCTCTTAATTCATATTCAATTTTTCCTTTTATTCCAAATTTTTCATCCATATTAAATTACCTCCTTTCATTCTCCAACAAATGACCCGTTGGTCAAATATTTTAAATATAATTTTTTATAAACTATACTACCATTAACTGCCCATTCTGTAACCTGACCATCTTCTAGAATTCTATATTGTTCTGTTGTTGGACTTCCATTCATTCCAATCTTAATTGGTCCTAATCCTGAAGTTTGAACATCACCAGCAATATATACTTTTTTATCATCTTTTAAAATCTTTCCTTGCTGTAAAAGTAAAGCGTCAGAACTATACTGAGAAGAACTAATAGGTTGAACTACTCCTGATACCCATGTGTCTGCTCCAGACTGAGATATTGTAGTATCATCATCATAATCACCAGTAACTACTGCATTATAATATTTAAATCTTACTTGCTCACCATACGCCAAAAGTTTATCAACTTTATTATTTAAATCGGTTACTGTTGTCATATGATTCCTCCTTTGGGATTATAATTTTCTTTTTAGTTTCCAAAGATTCATACTCGCCAGTAGATAAAAGTCTTTCGACTTCTTCTTCCTGTACTTCAATAAGCATTCCTACTGGTTGATGCGTGCCGATGTATTTTAGTGTTGTCATTTATTGTCCTCCTATACTTTAATTGCTATTGTGATAATTGCTCCTAATATTGCTAACATTATACCGATTTCCCATCCTTGCAATTTCTTTAGCCAGCATATATCTACTTTCATTCTTGTCATATTATGATTTAGAATATTAATAAGCTTATCTGTATTTTCTTTTACATCATTAAATGTTCTAGTTGTGATATAATTATGTACCATTATCCTAGTGCTTTGTAATAATTCATAACATAACCTAAATTATTCATTGACCGTTCCGCCATTTCTCGTAATTTAGTTGGTGTATCTTTTGATAAAGATGATAAGAAATTCAATGCCGCAAGTTGAGATTTTCCCTCTGCGCCAACTGACAAATCTCCTAATTTGAGAACATCACTTGAAGATGCACCATCATCAATTATAACTGCTCCACCGCTAGTAGATACAGTTGCTGACCATGCAAACGCTTCTTCTAATGCATCTGCTTTAGAAAAATCAGTAATTATATCTTGATATTCTTCTGAAATATTATCAGCGTCAATATCTGTACCAACAAAGTTCTGAACTTTGATTCTTTGGAGACTAACTGTATCGGCTAAAGCTCCACTTACACCCGTAGGTAATACCCACTTACTTGCAATATGAGTTGCTATACTTCCTGTTGTACTAAATACCATGATTATACTTATAATATCATACACCTAAATGTATGTTACTGTTAATCCTCCTGCAGCACTACCAGTTCCAACCACTCCTGTTTGAACTCTTAAATGAGACCAAATTGGTATTTCTGCAAATTCATCATAACCATCTGCTCCTGATAAAGATACACCATCTGTTCCAACCGTTGTTGCTCTTGGGAATACTACCCAATCTTCATCTAAGTGATGACCTGTTGCAGTTCCACTAACCATATTTAATATAGTTCCTTGTGTTCCTACTCCAGAAACGCTTAATGTAATACTTCCTGAGGCTAACCAATCGTCTGCATCAAAATATACGCTCTGTATTCTTCCATTAAGTGGATTATCTGTATACACATCAACCACACCAGTAGTAGTATCTCCTGTTAAATCAGTACTATCAAATGTATAAAATTTTATTCTATTATCTCTTACCATTTTTACTTATCGCTTAGGTTTCTTAAAGCATGCTCTTCGGCGTTAAAACCGAAAATTATGCAACAGAACCTAATTTAATCCATGTAGATGGCGCTGCTAGTAACATATAATGTTGTGAATTTTGTCCATCCCAAGCTACGCCTGAAGCTGGTACACCACACACTACTGTGTCAGGGTCACCTAATACATTGACAATTTTACCGATATCAAGTCCAGATACTCCACCTCCGCCTAAACCGAGACCCATGCCTTGAACTGTACCTAAAACTGTACTTCCTGTTGTCATTTTTTATTAATCCCCCTTTCAGTTTGTTTTACCATTAAATACCTACCGCCATCCAGCTAAAGTTATCTGATGCATTAGTTCCCAAAACATAGAAGCTTCCTATTGTTATACTTCCATTTACTAAGTGTAAATCTGCATCTAAATCATCTCTATTTTGTGTTGTAACTGTTGGTATTCCTGTATATGCTGTTGGAAATACTATCCATGCATCATTACTTGCTAATACTCCTGAGCCTCCTTGAACACTTGCTCCATAAACTGCTGTTCCTGAACCAATTGATACTGATTTTAATGTACCATCATCATTATTAATTGTTGAACCCTTAATTAATAAACCACTGATAAATTCATCTCCATATAATCTATCTGCAACCACATTGGTATCTGCATAAACATTTGTTCCACTAATTTCTTGTGCTATAACATCAATACCACTTATATGTGTACCATAAACTATATTAGTAGTTCCACTAACTGATTGATTGACTTCTTCAAAGCCCATTCCATCTACTGTACTTACATTACTTGCCATTTATTTTTTATTTCCTCCTTTCATATTGTATGATTTTTATTTATAGTCTTTCGACTTTTGCCTTACGGCTAGGGGTTATTGGTTTTAGCAGAAGCCCTAAACTGCATTATATTTTATTGTACTAATTCAAAACTAAGATGTCGTAATCTTAGCTATTGCTTTCGCCCTTAAGTACCTAACTTTAATTCTCTGTGTGATATTAGCCGCGCTCATATCATTTACAGGTAATTCAAAGTTTCGGATTGTAACAGTTCTCTTTTCTGCCATTACGTAAGCATGCATTTTATCAGTTACATAAGCGTATTTGCTGTATGTACTTGATGGTGCCGCATTTGTTGAAAACTTCACAACATTAAGACCGTAGATAGTTCCCAAAAAGCCTCTTTGAAGCATATCGGTATTACCCACTTTATTTGCTTCTACAAAAGTATCAATGTTTCTTAAATCATTAAGTACTTCCATACCTACAAATAATGTTGTTGGAGTATAATCTTCGTCGTCTAGATACTGCATTGCTCTAGTGATATTAGCGATTGTAATCGCTGCACCACCTGCTACAGTGCTCTCCGCATTATCTAATCCGTCAGTTATAATCAAACTCGTTTCGTTTTCAGCAAATCTCTTACCTGCTGTTCTTACGCTGTGCTCAAGTAGGTTCCATTTGCTATCTTCCATCATTTCTGATGTAATTCGAATAGCAACCCCGTACTTAATAGGTTTTAAATTGAACGATGTGTAAGCTGGTTCATCTATTGGACTCTCAGCTCCTTCACCAACAACACGGATGTTCATTGTGTTTGGTGTAACCAAATCTACATCAATACTTGAACCTGGAATATCTCCTGGGCCAAAGTATAATGCTGCCTCACTTCTCGGGATAAGATTCTTATCTACTTCATCTATTAAAGTATCGTGAATCTTTCGTGGAATCAACAGCTGACCTTCTGTACCAAGACCTGTTTGTAACAATTCTTTAACGTATTTCATGTCTGTTGCCATTTTAACCGTGAATATCGACAACAACAAAATCTGCTTCACTACCAGTTGTCCAAGCTCTTCCGATTATCTGCCCACCTTGTCCATTCACTACTGAAGAACCTGCATTAATAACCTCGTCGTCTTGATTGCAACTGACTTTTTCACCTGCTAATATAATCGTTCCACTTACTTCCAAAAGGAATGCTCCTCTTGTTGCAAATGATAAAGGTGCTCCACTTATTGCATCGTGTAACGCGATACCAACAAAATTCAAACTACCTGTTGTATTAAACAACTCAATATCAGTAGTTGCAAAAGTTGATGTACCACTTGAAACTACACCTGCCGCTCCAGATGCTCCAAGCAATTGACCTCCACTAATTACCTCTTTAGCGTATCCTGTCATAATCCTAGGTGTACCACCATCTGTGATGTTTTGGTACCCTAATGGATTTACTGCCATATATTTTTTAAACCCCCTTTCAATTAAATAAGTTTAAACTTATCTGCAAAGTCTGTTGAACTTACCAGTACTCTTAGAATAGTCCCTAGATATCTGTAATCCTCTACCAACGTCTGCTTTTTCTAAGATAAACCCTTCTTCAGTTTCTGTCGTTTCAGCCTCAGCTTCACCGCCGACGTCTCCTTGAGTTTCGTCTTTTACTGGTTCTGGAATCTCTTTTCCCTCTACTTCTGCAGATGGTGCTGGAACTTCAGTTTCTTCAGCTTCTTCAGTAATCTTTTTTGTCATTAAATCTGCTAATACTTTAATAGACTTAGCATTTTCTGTAATACCTGCCTGAATAGCTTTAACATCTAATTTCTCTTCAGATGGTGTTTCTACTTTCGCTTCCTCTTTTGGAGCTTCAGTAGTCTCAACTGCTGGTGTTTCAACTGTCTCTTTTTCCGCTTCTTCCATATTGTCCTCCTCTTCTTTATTTAGTTCAGTATCAAGGTTATCTGCTTCTTCTGGTTCTAAATCAATTGTCTCACCTGTCGCGTCCATTTCTTTTAACTTAAAAGCTTCACTTAATGCATTACTTAAATTAGCTCCAGGGTCGCCTGGTATTGCTACTAAACTAATTTCAAGACCTTCCATACCGACTGCGGTAATAGAATCATCTTTTTCATTTTTTATTAAATCATTAACTTTAGCACCAATACTCACATCTGTAATTCTACCATCGTTAATCATTTCTTTAATTTTTGGGTCCATAATTCTTCCTTCAAAATTAATAGATTTAGTAGCTGAATTAAAATTAACATTTTCTGTTGTCCTACCCACTATATCTTTAACCGAACCTGAGTGGTCTGTCATAATAGGTTTATTTCTAAAACTTGGTGCAGCTTCTTGTAATTCAGATGCCACATAAGTAATACCATTTCGAGTTGTAGTCTCATTAATAGCCACCCCTCTAATCATAAAATCATTTCCAGAATCAACCGCCTCATTAATTGGCATACAAAACTCCATAAGTCTCCAATCTTTGGCTTTCTTAGGATTAATGTTTTTAGATTTTAAATTACCCATGTTAATATTAATAAAAGGTTATTTATAAATATCTAGAATTAATTTATATAACATTACTTTCTTATAATTTCACTAAAATTATTTTTTTTTCTGATTTGCATTAGAAGATTCGGTATTTTTACGTATTGGTTGTTCTGTTTTTCCATTACGTTTTTCTTTTTCTCCTCTAATTATTAACAAATTTTGATTTACTTGCTGCATTTGATAAGCAAGTTGTTCTTTAGTCTCGTATAACTTATATCCCAAAGATTCAAGTTCGGTATTTGTTAATTTAGATATATCTTTTTCCATAATAATGTTAATTAAAGAAGGTATTTAAATTTTTTGGTTTTAAGCATCTTCGTCTGCAATTAAACCTATTTGGAAATTAAGACTATCTATCGAGACAAAATCTTCTAATGTATTTTTTAAATGTTGTCTGATATTACAAGGAGTCGCATAATCACATTTACCAGGCTCATAAAATC